GTACTTAAAAGTGCTTTATGAGGGATATTACATACTTTAATGTGTTTTGCTTAGTAGAAAATAATCTACAAAATTATACCCTAAAGGGGCAATTAAGGGCAATTAAGGAGTATTCCTTATATTTCTATCCCTAATGGGTATAAACTAAAAGAGCCTCACCGTTGTGAAGCTCTCTCAGAAAATCAATAATCAATGTGCTAAACCAAAAGCAGATTAATAATTCAAAGATATAGAGCTTAATGCTATGTGAATAAGTATGTGAATAAGATGTTGAAAGCAAGTTAGTTAATAGGTTAATTTTGAATCATGAAGAATGAGGAAGCTTTAATACAAGAGGCAGTTATTAACTACATTAACGCTCAATATCCGCGGCTGCTTTATTGTGCTTCAGCTGGAGGTGTGCGCACATCCATGAAGCAGGCAGTTAAGATGAAAAAAACAGGATACGTTAAAGGCTTCCCTGATATCTTTATCTACAATGCTAAGGGCCCATTTTTTGGATTAGCTATAGAGATGAAAACAGCTAAGGGTGTAATGAGCGAAAGCCAAAAAGATTGGCAAGCAAAGCTTATTAACAATGGCTACCATGCAGTAACGTGCAAGAGCTTCGATGAAGCTAAACAAGTAATAGATGAATACCTGGCGCTCAGAAATAGATAAGTGTTATCCCGAATGGCGCAGAGTAGCAGCAACTGTTACGCGATTAGACTTAGCCGATGAGCTGCTCCATGACACGCTGCTTAAGATATTAGAAAGCGATAAAGATAAATTACAGGATATTCATAACCGAGGCAAGCTGAATAACTACGTGAGCAATGCTATCCGGTTATCTGCACGCTGTAGTAACAGCTCATTCAACTATACTCGGTTAAGATTCGAAAAGATACGCAACGATTTGAAAGATGATATTATAGATGATGTGAACAAGAGTGTAGGGATGAGATTAGAGAATGAGCAGTTAGATATCTTTATCAGCAGGCTGCCATACTTTGAGCGTGAATTATTCTTTCTTTATGCCTTAGATGATTTCAGCTACCAAGAGTTAGCTAAAGAGACTGGAATACCTTTGAACTATCTTTACCGTACAATTAAGAAAGCTAAAGTAACACTAAGAAATTCGTTACAGATATGATGATTAACAATAGTGATTTTGAACAGCGCATAAACATTTGCAAAGCATGCCCTGTATTCAATGAGCGCTATAAGACTTGTGGGCCTCCAACGAATGCGATTAACCCATTTAAAAAGCCTCATGTATTGGATGGCATAACCTTTAAACCTTGTGGCTGCCCTATTGATCACTTAGCAAGCTATGCAGTAACTGATTGCCCTGCTAAGAAGTGGCCTGCAATTATTACACAAGATTGGCAGGCGCCAACACTTGAGCAGATTAGAGCCATTAAAAAGCGAGGTAGATTAGAACCAGGCGAAATGAAACATCTGTTTAAGCTTCGTAAAGAATACTTAGGCATTAAAGATAACAAGAGCTTTACTACGTGCACTCCATGCATGAATAAGCTTTTAGATCAATTAGAGAAGAGCTTAATGGAAGATTTAGCTAAGGCAGAACAAGCTCAAGCACTGATAAAATTAACGCAAGTAGAGCTCACTTCTGAGCCAATAACAGAGGTAACTAATACACCCATAAAAAAACGTAGAGCTAAAAGAAAAAAACTATGACACTATTACTAATTTACTTAGCAGGATTTCTGCTGCACTTTGCAATCCTCAGCATTAACGTTTACAGACATCAGAGACACTTATCTAATTACCATTGGTATGCTTATGTGGGCATTGCATTTACAGGCCTTGTATGGCTGCCTTTTTGGGTATACATTACAGTGCTTAGATTTAAACAGCCTAAATAGTTTTCAACAATAGTACATGTAATTAATTTACAATTTTATATTTGTGCTATGCGTGAGATTACTGTTAGACATAAGATTTGATTTAAGGTTTAATATGCCCCCTTGGTGTTCACGCATGCATCTTGGGGGCTATATTTTTTACAGAGGGAAGCGATTAACAGCAGTGTAAAGAATGAATAGAGCTACTGCGGGATAGTAACAAAGCTCAGAGGTATGGCGAAGGTATAAGCCTCAGGTTACTTAGGGTAGGCAATTACTCTAAAAGATAGATACCAGGTTAGTGCACATTGCTGATGACATTAATTCATAATGGCGAAGAACTCAAGCGACAAGCAGAGAGAACAGTCATTTAGATGAGAGCCCAACACTTAGAGAAATCTTTGTGCTGGATACTTCTATCTCTCATTTAGCTCAGAATCTAAGCTCTAAGCATAGAGTTAATTAGCTAATAGCTTAAGCTAATTACACTAATAGTTAAACTATAGCAATATGCATAACTTACATAAAAGAATATTAAGGAGCTTCTTAGCTTTAGAGAAGATAAGCTTTGATTATGATGGCACTTTAACTAATAATAATGGACTCTCACTGATTAAAAGAAAGATAACTGAAGGCTATGATGTTTATATTATCACAGCAAGAGGTGAGGGAAGGAAAGGACCGGTATTAGATTTAGCTAAAGAATTAGGACTGCCAATAAGTAAAGTTATATTTACAGGATCTAATAATAACAAAGTCCTTAAGATTAAACAGCTTGGCATTAATAAGCATTACGATAATAACCCTGATGTGATAAAGAAGATTAATGAAATGACTAACGCGGAGGGAAAATTAGTGAGCTATGAATGATAATAACTACAACTTCCTAAAAGCTCAAGTAAAAGCCTTCCATCCTAACTGGAATGAAGAGCAGGTTAATGCAGAATGCGAAAGAATATTAAACGAAGGTGAAGGCGGAGAGGATGAAGGCTGCCTTTATTGTGGATCTTAAATAACTAATATGATATTAATACCAGCACAGCTTGAATCAGTAGGAACAAGAAAAGATAAGACTCTTAAGCTTACCTTTGGCACTAATGAGCTCTCACCGGCACAAGCAGCTGAACTGTTCGGTACAGCTAATCAGTTCGGTTATCTTGCATTTAAAGATGAGAGCTTCAGAAGAGAAGAGTTAGATGCTGTAGAATCACTTAAATCAGAGTTAGAAGATACACTTAAGAAACCATCTCAGAGATTAAGAGGTATAATGTTTAGAGTTTATGAAGCTGATAACGAAGGATTTACTACCTTTGCTAAATACTATGACTCTAAGATGGAGCAGTTAATAACACACTTTAAGAATAAGTTAGCATGAGTGAGGAGAACTTACAAAGTCTTACCATAAAAAAAGCTGCTATGTATGAGGCACTTACAAAGAACTTAGGTAACGTAACTAAGTCAGCTGAGGATATTGGAATACACAGGCAGACTCATTATGATTGGATGAATGACGATCCTGAATACAAGGCAGCAGTAGACTCACTCAAGAACGTAGCTTTAGACTTTGCAGAGGAGCAGTTACGCAAGCTAATGGAGGGAGCAGAGCGCCAGGCATTAACTCACGATGGTGAGGTAGTAACTATTAAGGATGCACCTAACACAAGCGCTGTTATCTTTTACCTGAAGACTCAAGGTAAGCAGAGAGGGTATATCGAAAGGCAAGAGCTGAGCACTGAGATTAAGAGCATTAACATTACAATAGACGGTACAAATATTTAAGTATGAGCGACAAGATAATAAGCACTAAGTACAGTGACCAAACGCTCGGCACATACGTAGACTTCATGGCCGCAGGTGAAGATACTGTTTCTCAGATTCAAGCCATCACAGGATTGAAGCGAGACGATATTAGGAAGATTGATGTCACACAAATTGAAAAAATTGTGACAGCCTATGCTGAAGGGCTTAAGAATGATGAGAAGGTATTTAAGCAGTTCATAGAGATAGATGGGGTTAAGTTCGGCTTTCATCCTAACCTTAAGAGCATGACGTTTGGAGAGTGGTTAGATTTGTCAGAATTAAGTAAGAACTTCCCCCATCAGCTACCTGAGCTTATGTGTATTCTTTACAGGCCTGTAACTGCTGAGATTAATCTGCAGTACAAGATAGAAGATTACGATAGTGATGTTCATCTTAAGTATGCGCCTCAAATGAGACAGTTAAATCTTGCTAATGTGAATGCTGCGCTGCTTTTTTTTTCGACACTCAGAAACGATTTAGTGAACAGTACACCCGAATATTTAGAGCAGGAGCTGGAGAGGCTGAAGAGGGAGATCAGTCAGTTAGCCGAAGAGGTGAAACATTAGCATCAGTATATCAATGGTGGCACGTAATAGAAGAGATGGCAGAGAGAGATGTAACTAAGTTCGATGCAATCACTAAGACAAGAGCCTCAACAATATTCACCCATCTAACATACGCAATGGACTATGCCAACAGCTTACAACAAAAGCTTACTTAATTTCCACTAATAGATATGAGCACAATTAACTACACATACAACGTAATAGTAGATAGGTTTAGACAATTCGCAGCAGGGCACTTTCAGCTGAGAAGGTTTACGCATGGAGAAATAAGCCAAGCCGATTTAGAGAAGGAAGCTGAATGGCCATGGCTTCACATTAAGCCTCGCGCTATTAACTATTCACCTGGCACTCGCAGCTTCAGCTTTGAGATATTCATCTCAGACTTGCCTCGCGATAAGGAAGATAAGACAGGCTATCAGGCAGAGAGTATTACTGACTGCTCACTGATATTTCAAGACTTAATTAATGAGATTTACTTGGGCAATATGTTTGGCTCTGATGTGGTGCTCACTCGCCCTGTTAATGCAGAGCCATTCGTTGAGCAGTATACTCATACGCTAACGGGAGTTACCGGAACAATAGAGCTAAGCTTAGATTACGATTGGAGCGCATGCTCTATTCCTGCAAGCTGGAACTATAACACTCCAACAGATAGCGGCAGTGATGGATGGGGAGCACTTCAGTTC